TCAGTGCAACTCAACACTGATGACGTTGTTCAGGTATTCCTGATCCTGCTGGATCATCGCGGTTCCCTGCCCTTCGGACGGGACACCCAATTTGTAGAGCGGCACGCGGAACCCGCGGCCAATGTCCTCGACCGAGAAACGACGGGACTGCATGAAATCGGCGTCGACCATGGACATCGACAACTGCTGCCACTGCAAGCCCTGCTCAAGCACTCGGGTCTTGCCGCTGTTGCGGAAGCCGGCCTGATCCTGCTTCCAGGATGACACCAGCCGATCAATTACTTCCTTGTCCAGCTTCTGCTCGGTATGCAGCACGCCGCTTGGCCTGGCGCCGTTCGCGGCGAAGTGGCCGGCGTGCTGTTCCTGCGCCATCGCCAGGCCGACAGCTTCGCGCATCAACCCGATCCTGGAGATGCCGAGGAGCGAATTCCACCCTGACAGCCACCGAACGTGAAGCATATCCTCGCTGTGGATCAGCAGAGGCATGTCGCGGAGCAATGCCGTCTCGAATAGGCCCTGCCGGGTCACCGCAAAGAAGTATTCACCGCCTGGGGCTTCAAAGAGCGTCACCCGATCAGGGTGAATGGGCACCAGAGCCGTCGGCGTGCCGCGGCCGTCCCGCAGGATGACCGAATAGGCATTGCCGCGCAGCACGAGCGCCGCCTGCATCATCTCGACCCACTCAAACCGGGTCTGCCAGCCGTTCGGCCGCGCCAGGAGCTTGGCGAGCGGGTGATCCTTGATCTGATCCTTTCCGCCATCCTTTCGGCGGCGCCAGACCTGCAAGGGCAGCTTTGCCACGTCTTCAGACAGGATCGACACGCATGCCATGACTGCCACATGCTGCATCGCCGACAAGCTGTTAACCGCGACGCCCGCACTAGACCCGCCGGAATAGGCGTAGTCGCCCCACAACTCCGAACCGACCGCGTCGGCTGTTTTGCGGCCTACGATCGAGCCGATCTTTGACCACAGGCCCATTTTATCTCCGGGGTTAGCCGAGGATCAGCATGTCCCGCCCATCCGCGTATGGTGATTCCTCAATGTCGCTGTGCATCCCAACGGCCAATGCATTCAGCAGCGCCGCGTAATCGTCAATCTTTTCGGCGCTCAATCTTTTGGATGGGACCAGGTTGTCATTGTGGTCCGATCGAGCGACCACGTTCGAAGCGCACCAAGCCAGCACTTCATCGCCGGCATGATCCAGCGCGTTGGACAAATATAGCCTGTCCAATTCTTGCATTGGACCGGAAAGTGTAGCGTGCCCCTGACGGACCTCGACAAGCGGCGCACCATCCGCTTGCAGTCGACTGTTCAAATCTTGCGATTTCCAACTGTCAAAGCCGATGCCTTGAAGGTTGAAAACCTCCATAGCCCAGCGAATGTCCTGCTCAATGTAAGCGTAGTCGGTGACGTCGCCCTCGGTCGTGTTCAACAGGCGTCGCCGCGCCAAGTGATCGCCGATGTCGCTGCTGGGCGACCAGTTGCCTGCGGGAGGCTGCAACACCCATCGGCTATATGGCACGCCGTTCTTCTTTGACCGACTATCGACCGCGGCTGCCGGCACATAGCGTAGGCCCCAGGTCTTCACCCGGCCCTTCAGCCACCAGACTAGGCGCCAGGACGTCATATCCGACGTCGCGCCGAGGTCGTAGCCCATCCAGCACGGCGTCGTCCGCAGATCCTCAAGGTCGACCGGGCCGTTGCACGCCTTCCACCTAGTGTTGTTGACGTGGCCGTTCCGGCTTGACACCCAGACGTTCAGCTTTTTGGTCAGGAAGTCGGCCAACTTGCCGGGCTGCGCCAGCGCCTCAGTTGCTGAGGCTTCCATATTTGCGATCCCGACCGACACACCGAGATTCGGGTTGGCCTTGATCCAGTTGGCCGGGTTGAAGTCCCCCTTCTTGGCGGCCTCAACCTCATCATCGTCCAGCGTATAGATGATGCCGAAGTAGTGGTTCGCTTCAACCACACCTTCCAGCACCTTCGTCGCAAAGGTCCGCTGCTCGTAGCAGACGGTCTCGGTGTCGAAACCGGCCGTCGTAATAATCCACATCAGCGGGTTTGAGCGAGCGCCCATGGCGCTGTCCATCACGTCGTAAAGCGCTCGGTCCTTATGGGCATGCAGCTCATCCAACACACTCAAGTGCGGGTTGTGCCCGTCCTGCGTGCTGCCCTTGCTGTTGATCGTCTGGATATAGCCACCGCCCGGCTCCGTGATGCTCTTAGCCCACACCTGAAGCCCGAATGCCTCGCACAAATCCGGCGACTTCTTCGCCATCATTTTCGCAGGATGGAAGACCTTCAGCGCCTGAGCGCCGGTGGTTGCCCCAATGAACACGTAAGGGCCAGGCTCGTTTTCTTTGGTAAGGCAGTAGAGCGTGATCACCGCCGCGATCGTTGACTTCGCGTTCTTGCGAGCGACCTCCCAATACACCTTGCTGAACCGCCGGCCGCCATCAGCCTTTCGTCGCCACCCGAAGATCACCGCCAGCGTGAAGACCTGCCATGGCTCCAGGAACAACGTTGGCGTCGCCCAGCGCCCCTCGATATGAGGCAGCAACTCGGCGAAGTCACAGATGTCGGCCGCGTTCCAGGCATCCCACCGATAAGGCCAGTCATCGCCCCGTCGCTTCATGTCACTCAGATGCCGCTGACACGCCAGCCGCACCCACTTGCACGCGACGACACGGTCAGAGACGACATCGCGGGCGTAGCGATTGGCGATGCCGGGGTAGTCTCTGGTGTGGGTTAGCGCAGGTTGATGAGCCACGCCCTCACCTAGTCTTGGTAAACGGATTTCCGGATGGCTTGCCTGGCTCGGCAGCCTTCGTCAGCCGACTCTTTGCCCCGAACAGCCCAAACTGCTCCGCCATCTTCCTCGCTTCCATCAAATGCGCCGCCGGCGGAACCTCGCCCGCACGCCATGCCTGGACGATCGCGCCCTGCAAATTGCAGTAGGTGGCGAACATCGTGCTATCGCGCTCGTTAGCGAGACGCACGGATGAGACGCGACCAATGTCGTCAAGCCAGACCGCGCTCCCCGCCTCCGTCAGCCAATCCGGCTGCGATGGAAGAGCATCAGGCTCAATGACCTGAACGTAGTTGCTGTCGCGATAGGGCTTGAAGGTGCCGCGAGCTATTTTAGCTGAAGGCAGCGCGGGTTTCGTCCCCTTCTGCATTTCAGCGCCTCGGAGTTTGGATGTGCGGAAATCCTGGGTGGGCGCACAAAAAAGCAGTTGACATTCGGTCCACAAACCGAAAGGCCCCAGACCCTGAGACCCCCCTAGGGGGTTGATGGACGCATGACATTGATCGAACCGAGCGTTGGGCGCATGACCAGTTCATTCGCCTCGCCCCGTCCTAGTTGCATGGCACGTCGTGCAGAGGCAGCGCAGGTTCGACAGAGTGAGACGCTGATCAGGATCGTCCTTGACCTTGATGACGTGATGCACCTCGGTCGCTATAGTCACGCGGGGCAGGCAGTCTTGACACAGAGGCTGCGCTTTCAACGCATGCAGACGCACACGCTGCCATGAACGATCGTAACCACGCGATGATGCAGACCCGAGCTCTCGATCGGCTTTCGCGCGAATGACTGCAGGTGGTGACGCATATGATGGTCGAAAGACAGGCGGCTTAGTCGGCATAGGAACCACGCTTTGCGACAAGTTCCATATGGACATAGCTGTGCTGCCGGCGATTGGATACGAAACCGTGACCGAGCCGGTCAAGCACTTTATCGCTTCTTGATTGAGAAAATGTCAGCGAGCTTATCAAGGCCTTCCTGAAACGTCGCCAGGAACCGCGTCTCGGGCCGGCCAACGGGGTTCTCTGGCGTCCACTCGCAGGCGCGATCAATCATAGCCGCCACTGGTGGCGCAAGCTGACGCAGCGCCCATCGGTGATAGGTCCGCGCGTCATAGCCGTCCGGGAAAAGAGGATCGACGTCAGCGGCGGTTTCGGGGTCGTCATCGTCATCGGGCGGTGGCGGCTGAACGATAACGTATTTTGCGGTGACGCGCGGCAGTATGCCGGCCGCATGCCGCAGCATCAGTATTCGATGGCCTGCCTGCGCCTGCCGGTCGGACAGCTGTGCCGACAGGTTCATCCGCTCAAAGATCGTCGTGGCGTCGATCATCCGAGCATAAGTTGGTGTTGCTTCCTTTTGTCCAGCACCACGAAGACGGCCCCCGACGCGCTGGATGGTGGAAGGGCGCGCAAGGGCTGCGGGTCCAAGGTCCATGCCGTGATCCTCTCCGTCTGGTCCGGGTGCTATTTTTGTATTGAGCTGACGGATGCGCTCACGCTCCGCCCGGCGCTCGGCGGCGACACGCTGCGCTATGGTCATCCCTCACCCTCCAAAAGCCGCCGAGCCGGGGCGTATGAAAGCGGCGGTGCCTTGCTCACGCACCAAGTCGCGCCATTCCAAACAAAAGACTTCCACCCACGCTTGAGCCGGACGCGGTAAACCGCCCACCAGTCGGGATCGTCGATGTGGCCCACGCGGTCGCCTGGATGCATCCATGGGACGCCCAGGTGGTAGTCGTCGTCGTTCCAGATCGACGCGGAACGCAATTCCGCTCGGTGAAAGTCCAACCCAGCCCACGGCGCGCTTTCTTTCCAGTGCGAGCCATTGATGGTGACGGTCTTGGAACCGATCGGGGCCATCAGGCACGATAGGGGCACGCCTCTCATTGCGGGGCTCCTGCGGGGTCCGAGCCCCACCCGCTACCCCACGACCCGCCGAGCGCCACACCGCCCCACAGGCCCCGCGTTGCGCGGTCTGTGGGTATCGTGGGACTGGGCCGCGCCAGACGGGCCGCGCGCGCGGGGGGTTGGGTAGCGGGGGCGGCCGAGAAAGACCAGCCATTGGCCCGTTTCGACCAATACCGCTGATACACGGCCCCCATACCCCCTATCTTTATATACCCTATCCTATTTCTTATAATAGGTTGTAAAGGATATAACAGTAAGAGATTGCAGTGGGTTAGAGCGTAACTGCATAGGTCGTCACACCTGTAATTTACAGAGCCGGTCATGTTACAACCCCTGTTGCGATATCAACTGCCTGTTCTAAATAGGGAACCTGTTTTCCGCCGGGTAAAAGGGAGCCCGGAGCGAACCAACTTCGGACCGTGACTGTCGCGTTCTTCGGCCTGTGAACGTGAGAGACCCACCCATCGGCCCTGAGCACACTGGCCACCCGCATCTCGGCTTGTCTGGTTTGTTGGGGCGCTTCCAGGTTCAACCCATGCTTGAGCACGTCGATGGAGCGCACTTCCGTCCGCGATCCCATGGATATCCAATCGCGTATCTGCCAAGCCCACGGGTCTTCCGCGAGCCTGTCGGACTGTTTGCGCTTGGCTGCCGTGCTGATCCCATCCTCGTCCAGCCACAGGGTTTCGCCATCTGCCTCGATCTGGACGGCCTCTGCCCATAGCTGATCGCGGACCTCGGCTATCCAGGCGTGTTCCGCCTTCTCGCACCGCACGGGCCAGAACCGCCGGTTGCCGGTGCTGTCGCGGAGGTAGTCGGTCTGGTTGGTAGTGCCGACCAGGACGCCTTGACGGGGACGTTCCTCAAAGTTCTTGCCGTAGGGGGCGCGGTATCGGTCTGTCTCGCGGGACAGGAACGCCTTGACGGTCTCAACCTCGGTCCTGACCAAGCTGTCCAACTCGCCCAGCTCAATGAGCCACTTCCCCATAAGACCAAGCGCCGCGTCCCGCGAACCGAGATCATGGGGAAGCGCATCCGAGAACCACTTAGCCCCGACGAGCTGCTGGCATGACCGGGACTTTCCGATGTTCTGCGGCCCCTCCAGCACCAACAGCGAGTCGAACTTACAGCCTGGGTGCAGAATGCGGCGAACCGCGGCGACCAGAAATTTGCGCCCGACCGCGGTGTGGTAGGCATCGTTCGGCGTTCCGAACGCCTTGTGCAGCCATGTGTCTACGCGGTCCTTGCCGTCCCACTTTAGAGTGGCGAGCCAATCGCGGACCGGGTGGAACGCGTTGCCCGGCGCCGTAGCGACCATGGCCTGCTCTACGGTCTGCGCGCTGAACCGCGACGACCAGACGCGCTGCAAGTAGCCGAGGATTTGCGATATGTCCGCGTGCTGCCAGCAGCGCGGATAGGGGCCGTGCAGAAGCGGCGCCCCATCCTCAATCGGGGGCGGGGCGCGCAAAACGACCTGCTCGCCGGTAAACAGGTTCAGGGCGACCAGATCCGATACTGCCGGGTCGTTGCGAAGGATGACCATGGCGTTCGCAAGGGTCGGCAGATAGCCGCCCTTCTCGTTCTTGGCGAGCCGACCGATCCAGTCTGACGAGACGAGCCGGAACGGGATCACAGGCGAGTCATCCGGCATGCGCTGCAGCGCCCTTGCGTTGGCCGGCCAAGAGCCCGGACTTGATCGTGGCGCGGGCCTCGGGCGTCGGGATGGCCCTTCGCTGGGCAGCAGTTGAAAGCGCGTCCTCGGCTTCGCTGGTATGCAGCACACCGGATGCACACCAGTAGCCCAGGCGGTAGGCGGCGCGGTTCAGCGTATCGTTCGCGGCGCCGGATGGAGCGCGCTCAACCAGGTGCATCGCCTCAATGACTACGACGCGGGCGCGTTCGCTGGTGGGCACGAACTCGCGGCACTTCGGCTCTGGAGGAACCTCAAGGATTTGGGCAAGCCAGCCAGGGATCGTGGGCGGATCAACCTCCCATGGAGGCACGCGCCAAAGGTATTCGCCACCCGTGACGGGATGCAGGCTGGGCGGGATGACGACGGCCTGCTGGCCGCGCATCGGATCAAGGCCGGCGCCGGCCGCGCCAGACTTCCCTTTGAGGCGTTCGCCGTTGTGGCGAAAGAACAGCGCGGCACCACCCGATCCGCCCGTGCGGGTCATCGGGCGCGGCGGCAGGGGGCCATGCTTCTCAACCAGAGCCGCAAGCGTGGCAAAGCCGTCGTGCGCGTGCGTCCCCATGCGGTCAACGTCCAGCACGAACAGGCGAGAGGGGCCGCACACGACGCGCCAACCGCAGCCGGGGAAATCGCGGGACCAAGCTTCAATCTGATCCAGGTCGGACGTTGCCGAGTCGGCTGCGCCCTTAAATGCGCCGCCCTTGGTGGTGCGGCTCATGGGGTAGAGCGACCAGCCTAGAAGGGCGACGCGTTCGATGTCGGGGGGGATGGTCATGCCAACACCATCGGCGCATCGCCGCGGGGGCGCGTGCACATCACAATCAGCCGCCACACCCCGGCATTGAACTGCTCCGCCTCGTGCTGAATGACACAAGCGGGGATGCCGGCCGCGAAGGCCGATTGCAACGCGCGCATATGCTCGCGTTGCGCCTTGTTCAGCGCATCCCGAGCCGCCATAGTCCGTGTATCTGTCATCGTGTGTTCCTCACGTTGATGGCCAGCGATCCGGGCGGTGCTGCAAACACCCCCGGCGCGCGTTTCACTCGCTTTCACTTCCGCCCCCGCTTCTTCGGCGGAGCCAGCAACCCATCAATCAACCGCTTCACCGTCGCACCGGTCGGCGCGATCAACTCCACCTGCTGAAACACGGCGCGCGGCCCAACGAACCCCTGCACGGTCACCAGACGCGCTTCCTCGCCCGGGATGGCCTGGACGTACCAGTTCAGGCCCTCGTAGATGCCGGAGGCGAGCGGGAGCGCGGTCATCAGAAGGGCATGCTCGCGTTGTCGATGGAACCCGCACGCGAAGCCCATCGAACGCGAGCCGGTGCGGCCGGCTGGCCTAGCGTCTCGCGGATGGCGATGCCGGCTTTGCGCAGCTCCCACCGCAGCGATTCCACGCCGTCCGCCACTATCCAGATGCCGCCTCGGCGCAGAACCTCATCCCGCACGTCCTGCTGCGCTTCGGAGACGACGCCGCCAGGTGCCTTGCACTCGACGGCGAGCACGACGGGACCAGGCATCAGCACATGCAGATCGGGCACGCCCGGATGAATGCCCTTGTTTTTCCGCTTGGCGTGGAACGCCATGCGAGCGCCCTCATTGTCGGACTTCGGCTGCGCGGCATTCTCGACCGCGTAGACAAAGGCGTCGGGCAGCACCGCCTTAAGGTAGCGGTAGCATGCGACCTGCACCGAGTACTCGGGCGCCGCGTTGCGCTTGGCTGCGGGCTTGCGCGGGGCCGGCTTGCTGCCGCGAAGGAGGACGAAAGAGGCTGCCATCACATCTCCAACGCCCGGCGATACACATCCAGAAGTGTCTCCTGCTCCTTAATCTCGGCGGGTTCCTGTTTGCGGAGGCGGATGATCTGGCGGATGACCTTCACGTCGAAGCCGGCGGATTTGGCTTCGGCGAAGATGTCCTTGATGTCGGAGCCGAGGGCTTTGCGTTCTTCCTCCAGGCGCTCAATCCGTTCGATCAGGCTGCGCAGGCGGTCGGCTGCGATGCCAAGACGGGCCTCCTCGCGGGCCTCGTTTTCTGGGTGCGCGCCCAGCACGTCGTGTTCGATGTCAGTCTGCATCACGTCACCACCTCACAAACCCGCCGCCCCACCGCGAAAGGCCAACACCTGAGACACCAGCACAGCGGCGTAACCCCAAGCTCGTCATGCAGCAGATCGCGCGCCTCAACCGAGCCCGGCGCATGGGCCACGATCTCGGATGAGCCGCAGAAGGTGCAGGCGGTGGGTGGGGTCATGGTGCTAGCCATGGGAAAAGCGACACAGCGGCAGCATGGACAGCGGCCCGAAACCGACGCTTGTGCTTTTCCTCCCGCTTCATAAGCGGCATTCCGCGGATGGCCTCAATGCTGGCCTCTATGGCGGCTGGGGATCCATCACGGCTGACGATGGCAAGATTGCATTGCCAAAGATGTCGCACGAGGGATGCTGCGGTTTCCCCTGACCCAGACTGGACTAGAAACGCATCAATCAGCCCCTCGGCACCGTGCCCCGTTGATCGATCGGCGCCACTGCGAGAGCCGTGCCGAACCGTTGCCACCAGTGCGTGAATGTAGCGCGGATCACAAACGCCGTAATTGACAAATGCCTCGACAATAACCGAGCCGTAGGCGTGAACGCAGGCGCGTAGATCAGCCGGCATCTTGTCAACGCGATCTTGGGCGGAAAACGCCCTAGCCATGATCTTGCCAGGGCATCCATCGACGCGAAAACCTTGCGGCGTCGCGGCTTGAGCGGGGTCTGTTGCGGCGCGCATCACAGCCCCACCACCGCCGCGGCGCCTAGAACCGCCGCAACAATGGCCCACAGCCACGACAACACCCCATACACAGACGCCGCAGCCACCAAGCCTATCGACACACCGATCAACGCCGTCACCGGAACAGGCGGCCCCATGCGCCAGGGTCGCTCCGGGTTGTAGAAAACGTCAGCCACGCGAGCGATCCGTCGAGCGACTAAGCGCAGGCACCGCCCCGCGGCCATGTTGATCCGAGACGCCATCGAATTCCCCCAGCATTCGCGCCAGTTCGGCGCGTAGTTCTTTGTCTTTTTCGATCATGCGCATCCAAGTGTGCGCGCTAGGGGTATAACGCCCCTGAAGCCACGCTTTGGCCGTGGCGACCGGCCCATCTGCGGCCTTGGCGGCATGCTTGGCCGTGTGCCGCGGCCATACTGTTCGCATGATGTCAACATAATTTAGGGCGAGCATCCGCGCCCCCTTGTTGGTTGTCGGCACTGATCCGCTCCGTCATCGTTATCCCGTGCAGAGACAGACGGAGTGAGTGTGCAGGTAGTATGTAACCCCTCGAAAAAGTCGGCAGCCTGGCGGTGGAACGCCGGGCTGCCGGAGGTGCGGGAGGAAACCGCGGGGCTCGCACCCGCTGGCCGGCCTAGCGTGGCCGATCGAACCATTGACGCCGCGGCCGTCGCCGCCACGGGACCGGATTTTGTAAGGCGGGCATCGGCGTCCCGATCCCCGCAGCCCGGCCCGATTTTGTCCGCGTCAGGACAACCGTTTAGCGGCGACCGGCGCGCGTCCCAGCGCAGCACAGCCGCCGCAACGTCGCGCCCAGGGGGCGGAGGCGCGACGATCTGCATGTCAGGGGCGCTCACTGATGCGCACGCCTGCAAGGACGATATTAGAAGCGCCCGACTGCCACGCCGCGGAATGCCGTTTGCAGTCGTTGCAATAGTGCATGACGCCGTTAGCGCTCAGAAACGACTTTTGGCACTTTCTGCACAGCTTGGTAGTGTCTGGCCGAGCTATGCGCTCGTCAGAAACGGGCTGATCGTTAACCTGACGCTGCCTGCCGACTGGGCGGGCCTGAATCGCCCCCGTGGCAACGAGCTTGGCAACGGTATGTTCGTAACGCCCTCGCGTGAGACCCAAGGCCGATACAATGTCGGACCTCTCCACGCCATCGTTCCACATTTTGATAAACGCAGCCCGGCGGGCCGCAATCTGAGCATCAGTATCGCGCCGGATCGGGGTTGGACGACTTGGCAGCCCCAGCCGCCGCGCCTTGCCGACGATAGAGTTTTTGGACACTCCCATGCGGTGACTGATTTCAGCGGTCGAGTATCCTGCAGCCCAAAGCTGCCTCAGCGCCGATATGGACTCTTGCGACCACGCATCGCTTCTCATAGCGACCACCACACGATCAGCAAGACTCCGCCCCAGACGACACTGTTTAGGGCAACGAGAGCCAGCCAGAACGCCAGATCCACTTCGGACTGTTTCTCTGGCTTTGCCTGATCCATGTCGAGGACGAATTGCGCCAGCAGCGACGGACGCTCGTGCACCGCGTCGAGGCTGGGTGGCGTCGTGATCGGATCGCGACTGCGGGTCATCGGGTCATCCCCCAATAGGTCAGCACGCCGACAGCGAGGATGCAGCATCCGAGGGCACCGAAGGCGGCGATCATGCGGCGCTCCAGGTGCGGGGGTTCATGGCAGAAGCGCCCGGACCAGCAGAACGGCGGCGCAATATACCAGCGCCCCGGCGATCGCGCCTTGCGTGAGGCCGCGCAGGCAATCACGGTTGGTCATGCCGCGCTCGCTTGGGTGGGGGCGGCTGCCTCAACTCGATACAAATCGGGCCGAAGCAACTCTCGTGGCAGGCCGGTCGCGGCCTCAATCCGAACTACGGCGTCTGCCGGAACCTCATGCCATTGGTAAGGCGCGCTCCTGCTCAAACCAAGGGCCGTCGCCGCTCTCGCCAACGCCCCCCTTCTGGAGCGCAGTAGGTTCATGCCGGTGAGTGCTGCGTCGCTCATGCATCATGCTTAGCGTCACTAAGCGGTGCAATGCAAGCGATTTGATCAGTGCAACTGAGCAGAGCCCAGATCAGCTTAGTAGCATGACAATTGGCGATCTGATCCGACTCAAACGGAAAGAAGCAAAATTAACTCAACGGGCGCTGGCCAAAAAGATTGGGGTAAGCGCCGGTGCTGTCGGCCAGTGGGAAACTGACGTATCACTACCTACCGCCGAAAACATGGCCGCAGTTAAGGAAATTCTCGGCATAGAGGCGGGCGTCATCGTCGCTCCAGGTCGCCCATATGTTGGTGAGCTTATCGAAGACCTTGACGAACTTTCCATTGTTCACTTTTGGCGCGTTCAAAGCGACGTCAAGCGTGAAGTTATCGGGGTCATGCTCGGCCTTAATCAAGCGACCGCTCGGAAAACTATGTAGCGTAGCCACCGCGCGCGTACCCCCAACTCGTTTTAGCGGCCTGTCTCGCCCCACGCCAACGCGTGCTAATCGGCGATCGGCGCTTTTTGCTTAGCACCACTAACTTTTCGCTTGCGTTGCTTAGCGACACTGAGCATACTCCCCCCATCGCCACCACGATGGGACCCGCGCCATGTCATCTCCGCCCACTGTGTCAACCACCGCCGCTGCCTCCTCTCTAATTTGTCATAATGAAACGCACTTCGCGGCGCCCGGCGCAACTCACTTTCTTCGCCCTGGCGAAGAAAGCACAGGGGCGGATCGTTCTGGTCACGGCTACAATGACTGGGCGGTTGGCGGCCCGTCCGACAGGCGGGACTGTCGTGCTTTGGTAGAAATCATCATCCTCCGCGCTGCGGAAATCGACGCCCAACAGGTGGCGGCATGACCCCATCCCCCATGCAGTCCGACCGCGCCGCGCTGGACCTGACCGCAATCCCGCCACTCTCCGAGGGCGCGCACGACAGCCCCGATGATGGCATGTGCATCATGGAGGCAGTCAGCTACATCGCTGGCGAGCCGTGGTCCGATCATCCGGAATGCGTGTGCCCGGTCATCGCGGCGTTCCTTCGCAACTGGAATGACAACTTGCCGGATGACCGCCGGGATGAATTGCTGCGTCCGCTTATTCCGCTGGTGCTGAACACTCGTTTAACCAAAGCCGTTGAACAGCGCCGAGCGACGATGGCGGCGGACTGGCTGGTTCGCGTGTATACCCCGGCGTGGCTTCGTCTAGCGAATCTGGACCGGCACGCAGACGCGCTGGCTGCACTCCCCGAAATTACCGACTTCGCGCGATGCCCTTCGTTAATGCCGGTGCTGCAAGCCGCGCAGTACGATGCGGATGCCGCCTGGGCCGCCGGGGATGCCGCCAGGGTCGCCAGGGTCGCCGGGGCCGCCGCCAGGGCCGCCGCCGGGGCCGCCGCCGGGGATGCCGCCAGGGTCGCCAGGGTCGCCTGGGCCGCCGCCAGGGCCGCCGCCGGGGCCGCCGCCTGGGCCGCCGCCGGGGACGTTCTCACGCCAACCGTTTCAATTCTCCAGCAGTCCGCTATCAGCCTTGTGCGACGCATGATTGAAGCGGTGGCGCTGTGAGCCCCGCCATGAGCGCCGCGCTGGATCATACTGGTTTGGAGCGCCCGACCGTCCCGACGCCGCTGGAGTCCGCGCTGACCGGCCAGGGCCGTTCCATCGCAGAGCGGAACGCCGAGGCTGCACGTCTGGATATCCCGACCGCGCAACGCCGGGGCCAGTGGCCGATGCCCGCCCCCCAGCCCCACGGCTACACGGAACGCCTGACCATCACGAGCTGCGAGCCGGTGCATGCGATCAGCGCCGAGGTGCTGCGCGACCTGCGCGCCGAGCATGATTATGCGATCCGACTGGCCGCGGCGCATATGGGTCATCAGCGGTCGGCGGCAAGTGAAATGCTCCGTGGCATCCACCTGGAGCTTGCTTGCGAAGAACTGGCCAAGTGCGCCGGCATCCGTGCCGCGCTGGACAAGGCCGGGCGGCACGCCGTCGCGCTGGAACTGTTCCTGGCCGCAGCCGCCGTGCAGGCCGCGGTGGACTGCGCCGCGGGTCGGGAGTGCGTGGCATGAACGCCCTAACTCCCATCTCCCACGTCATCCCGCTTCAAACCAACCGCCCGGAGCCTGCCGCGCTCGCGTTCGCCGCGGCGCTGGACCGCACCTACACGGCGGGCGCCGATCCGATGACCGAGGACCGGCTTTACCAAGTAGCCGAGTTGATGGGCGGCCTGGGCGTGTCGTTCGTCACCACGCTGACGGACCATCTTGACGCCGCCGAAGCCGATCTGATCGACGCGTGCGCGGGCCAGCGTGGCTGCGGTTTCCGCGGGCCGCCCCCGAATAGTTGGGAACTGGCGACGGTGCGGGCGGCGGCGGCATGGACGTGGCTGAACGAGGCGCGGGCGATCATGGATGGGATCGCGCCATGACCCGGCACGTCATCCAGGCCGAGATGGTCGCGGTGTGCCCGGACAGCGACATGGAATTGCTGCGGCAGTCCGTGTCCATCACGTTCGACTACACCCCGGGCTACCGCGAGACGCACGAGGAGCCGGGCCAGAACCCAGCCATCGAGTTCGTGGCCTGCGCAGATCCGCACAGCCTGGAGAGCGCCGTCGTCACGGCCTGGGGGCGCTGGTGGCTGGAGGAGAACGAGGCTGCCGCGCTGGAGTTTGTCGCGGATAAGGCTGCAGCGGACGCGGAGTATCGCGCCGAGATGCGGGCCGATGACCTTCGGTATGGGGGTGCGGCATGACCAGAGCCACGCCTTGCACCGACCGCCTCGCCGCGATGGGCGCCCGTCTGATCCGCCGGGCGACCCGCATCCGCCGTCACATGGCGCGTCTTGCGGTGCGGTCCAACCGGGAGACGATGTGTGGGTGGTTGGCGCTTTCGCCTCGGAATTACAGGAGGGCAGCATAATGTCAGAAACAGAACTGTTCGAAGTTGAAAACCGCTGGACCGGCAAGGTGCAGTTCGCCGCAGAAATCGACATTAATTTGCCCAGCATTGGCGTCAAGATTGGCGCTGCAATAAAGTGGGCATTTCAGACGGGCGCGGACCTGACGGGCGCGGACCTGACGGGCGCGGTCCTGACGGGCGCGGTCCTGAGGCGCGCGGTCCTGAGGCGCGCGGACCTGACGGGCGCGGTCCTGAGGGGCGCGGTCCTGAGGGGCGCGGTCCTGAGGCGCGCGGACCTGACGGGCGCGGACCTGACGGGCGCGGTCCTGAGGCGCGCGGACCTGACGGGCGCGGACCTGACGGGCGCGGTCCTGAGGGGCGCGGTCCTGAGGGGCGCGGACCTGACGGGCGCGGTCCTGCCTCCTGCGCCCATTGTCCCCAAAATTGATGTGGCGATTGCTGCCGCGATTGATGCCGGGGGCAGCCTCAATATGCGCGACTGGCACACGTGCGGCACCACACACTGCCGCGCCGGGTGGGCCATTACGCTGGCCGGAGAGGCAGGCGCACAACTGGAATCTAAAATCGGACCAGCTGCAGCGGGTGCATTGATTTATGCCGCTTCTCGCCCCGGTAAGCCTGTTCCGAACTTTTACGCCAGCAACTCGGATGCGATGGACGATATCCGAGCATGCGCCGCTGAGCAGGCCGCTGCGCCATGACCCACGACCACACCCGCCGCCTCATCCTAGCCATGCAGGCTGGCATCCTGACACCAGCCGAGCAACGCGATGCAGCCGACCTGCTGTCCGCCTACGTGGCCCGCGCCGAAGCGATCGAGCGCGACCGGGACCGCATTGTCGAAGCCGCGCAGGAGGATGCCGCGCTGGCCGAAAACGTTGTGGTGCGGTTTCCGCCGCGCGGGTGGCCCAAGCCGTTTGCGACGCCGGGAGGAGTGGTGGGATGAGCGACAAGCAAACAGGCGTCTATGAACCGGCGGACCGGAATGGCTTCGTTGTGATCCACGCTGGAGCCCGTTACGCGATGGACCGCCCTGCGGCCAAAAATGCAGATGGGTCGATCTCCATGGACCAGCTTCGCAGCGACGAAATAGTGGTCGCGCCCGGGCTGATTTACCGACGGGTGCGGACATGACCCACGCCACCATCCGCCGCCGCGCCGTCGCCTTCGGCAACCCCGCCTGGATGGCCCAGGTCGTCAACGATCGCGGCCATAGCGTGACGATGATGCTGCCGACGCACGAGGCCGCGATTGCCGAGGTTCCGGCGCTGGTGGCGCTGCTGGAGGGGCCGGCACGGGTGGTGGCGGTTGAGACGAAGGGGTGGGCGCTGTGAACCCCCACGAACACCCCGCCGCGCACGCCGACCGCATAACGCGCGACAGCCGCACGCTGCCCGAACGGCTGGACGACCATCGGGCATGGCTGGCCGAGCGGATTGATGACTGGCGGCAGCGGACGCTGGATTTGGAGGAACGGGTATGAACGCGATCTCGCCTGCCCGGCTGGGCATTATCGACGGCTTGGACCCCGATGCCTACCACTCAGGCCCCGGGGTGTCGAAGTCCAACCTGGATTTGATCCACAACGCCCCTGCGCTGTTGGAATGGTCGCGCAACGCGCCGAAGGACACCGACTGCAAGGCGGCGGTGGACCTCGGCACGGCGTTCCATTCGTTGCTGCTGGAGCCTGACACGTTCGCCGGCCTGTATATCGTGGACTGGACGCCGCCCGCCGATGCGATCGTGACGGTGGACGATCTCAAGGCCGCTCTGGACGGCCGCGGCATCGCTTACAAAGCGTCGGCTGGGAAGTCGGCCTTGACCACGCTGCTGCTGGACAATGACCCCGCAGCCCCGGTCTCTGATGTGCTGCAACGCGAGTGGGCCAAGGGCCTCGCGGGCCGCAAAGTGCTGTCGCCGGCCGAGTGGAAGAAGCTGGTCCTAATGCGGGACAGCGCCATGGCGCACCCCGTTGCCCGCAAGTTGCTGGAAGCGCCGGGCGCGGTGGAACGGTCCTACTACTGGCACGATGAGCAGACCGGCGAGTTGTGCCGCGCCCGCCACGACAAGAGCATCCCGACGCTGGGCATGACGCTGGACGTGAAGACGACCGCCGACATCGGCAAATTCGCCCGGTCCATCCACGACTACCGCTACCACGTCCAGGACGCCTTCTACGGGGATGGCCACCAAGCCGTGACTGGCGAGGCGCTGCGGGGCTTTCCGTTCCTCGTGGTCAGCACGACGCGCGACCGCTCGCGCTATCCCGTGCGGCTGTTCGTGTTGGATCAGCAAAGCCGCGACGTGGGCCGAGCCGAGTACCGCGCCGACCTCGCTCGGTATGCAGCCGCCAAGAAGTCAGGGCTTTGGCCCGGCCTGGAAACGATCAGCCTGCCCGGCTGGTATCTCGCGCAATCCATAGTTTGAAGGGAGCACCACTATGAGTGTCGTCAACATCCGCGTGGCCGAACGTGAAGGCGCCCGCATGGTCATCGCTGCTGCCGGGCTAAGCGGCAGCGGCAAGACATACAGCCTCTTGCAGCTCGCCTACGGGCTGGCAAACTACAATGCCGCCAAGGTCGGGTTGCTCGACACCGAGAACCGGCGCGGCAGCCTCTACGCCGATTGTCTCAAGAACGAGGCAGGCGAGGTTCAGAAGTTCCTGATTGGGGACTTGGACCCCCCGTTCAGCCCGGAACGATACAAGCAAGCTGTGTTGGAGTTCCAAGCGGCCGGCGTGGAAGTCCTCATCATCGACAGCATCAGTCATGAGTGGGAAGGCCAGGGCGGCTGCCACGACATTGCCGACCCTCCCGGAACCACGCTGAAGGTCAAGAAGTGGAACCTTGCGAAAGACGAGCACAAGTCTTTCATGAATGTGCTGCTGCAATGCGACATGCACATCCTGCTGTCTGTCCGCGCCCGCGATAAGGTCAAGCTGGAAACCGTCAACGGCAAGGTCGAATATACGAAGCTGGGCGTGCTCCCGATCCAAGAACCCAACTTCATGTTTGAGATGACCGCATCTCTCATGATGTGGAACGAGGGCATGGAGCAGCAGACGCTCAAATGTCCCGGCGAATTGCGGGCCATTCTTGGCCGCCACCAGGGCTACATTACCGCGGCGGACGGGAAGGCCCTGCGGGATTGGGTGGACGGCGCGAAGGCGCTAAACCCCGAAGTCGAACGGGCGCGCAACATGCTTCGCACCACCACGGAACAGGGCATGGTGGCTCTTGCCGCGGCGTGGAAGGCGTTGCCTGTGGCTTTGCAGAAGCAGTTGAGTTCGGGCGGTGGCTGCCCGGCTGACTTGAAGTCCGCGGCGCAGGCGTTTGACGCCCAGCGCGCCACTGCCGCATCGGCGCCTGATGGGCTGGACGATATGGACCAGGCTATCGCCGGGGTTGCTCAGTCCGAAGCTGTTGCAGCATGACCCCCTGGCCAGACAGCGCGATCGAGGCAGCGGCGCGGGCGATGATGGACGGATCGCTATGGCCCGGCGCGTTTGATGGTGCTCTGCGGTATGAAGGGCAGGAAACAGAGAGAAACGTGTGGCGCGCAATGGCCCGCGCCGCCCTGTCCACGATCGACCTGGCCGGGGTGCGGGGGCAGGCGGCGGTTGCGCCGCTGGTATGGCGCGACCATGTTACAGAGAAGTATGGCCCGGAATGGATCGCCCACCATCCATGGGGGTCGTGGCACATCACCTATGAAGCCGATTGCGAGTATCCTTACGTGCTGCGTCCATTCGTGCCGATTGGCAGCAATTTTCAAGCCGCCGACGCCGCCATGGCAGCAGCCACGCAAGAGCATGAACGACGTGTTCGGAGCGCCCTCGCCACCACCCCACCCACCCCCGACCCGCGCGACGCGGAGATTGCGAGGCTGAGGGGGGCGCTGGATCAGGCGCATGCAGCACTGATGCAGGCGAGAAGGGCGCTTCAGCTGGATACCATGGTCGATGACGACGGCAAGCCATGCGGCACCACAGAGGTTGCCCTTGCGGAGATAGACGCCGCTCTCGCGACGGGGCCGGATGGCGGGGAGGTGAAGAATGGCTGATCTCAGTATCACTCTGAATATTCATCCTCTGTCCGCCGACAGGGCCGCGGTGTTTAGGGAACTTACGATCGCGGTGTGGCCAATGTTTACACACGAATACGACCGTGACATTGGCTTGTTCCTGTCCGCGCCGCTGGCATTCAACCCTGTCCACGTCGGGGCTTTCAAAGCCGGTTTTCCCGTAGGTCAAGCCATCGTAGCCCGATCAATCACTGATCCAGATACGGCGGGCATCACGTGGGTTTCGGTCCATCCCGACTGCCGTAGAACCGGATTAGGTCGATTGCTGATGGCGAGTTGCATGGCCGTCTGTGAGGAAGACGAAACCACGCCCTTTTTGACCACCAAGGTTCCTGGGTTCTATCGCCGCATTGGGTTTGGGCGCGAGACGCCGCTTCCGAACGGCCGGAGCTTGTTTGTGTGCCGCTCACTGGATGGTGAGGAGGCTGCACCGTGAATCATCTTAACGGTCTTAAGGAAGAAATCCGCAGGCGCGGCTTGGTTGTTGTTAAATCCACCAACTGTTACAGTGGCCACATTGGAATGTGGTTTATTGCATTCGGTGATTTTCAAAAACACAGTGTCTACGAACAGGTCACTTGCAGTTTCTTCAACACGAAAGAAGAGGCGCAAGTAGCAATGGATAAGATGCTTCTAACGGGAGAGGTTCCCACCCTCACCCCGGATGGCGGGGAGGCTGGGTGATGGCTTGCACCTGCATCAGCCTGGTCAACGAGGAATTGCAGAAGTGCAACCAGCATCTCGTGGTGGCTTGGACAGTCCCTTCTGGAACTGAACGGATCGTTGTGCAGACAGCAAAAAACGACCGTCGCAAAGGTCACGCACCCAGCCTGTTCGCCACTTTCTGTCCGTTTTGCGGCATTCTTTATCGCGCGGAACCGGATATCGACCCCACCCCGGAGAACCCCCATGGATGACGTGATCGCGGCGCTGGAGAAGTGGAATAGATACGATCCTGCCGCATCCGCTCGCGATCTTCGTGCGAGGGCGAATGCACTTCGGTCGGATGCGGACGCCCTAGATCGGGCAGCCCTTTGCCATGAAGGCACCGCCCTACGCGCCCGAGCCGCCCTCGCGACCGCCGCGGCGACGGGAGGGGAGGGGTGAGCGGGATCAGAAAGCGCCGCCGACGCGCGCCGCCGACACTGCTGCCGGTTGGCCAGTGGATGCCGGGTGATTTCCTGATGGCGACGCTGATAGGCCCCAAAACTCAGTATGGCCGCGTCGCCAGCGGCCTCGCGATGACCATGCTGTGGGAAGGGTCGCCAAAAGGCAAACGACCGCCCGCATGGTCCCTTACGCACCTTGGAACCGGCCACCGGGTTTGCGTGATTGAGGCGTGCGAGGCAGAGGCGTTTCAGATCGCCACGGAAATCCTCGTCCTGACCGATTGGGGATTTGACGGCCTTCTGGGCTGGCAAAACCAAGACCCCAAACTTATCGAAAAGTTGGACGCCATGAGAGGCCGTTACCCCAAAGCATTGCATCCTCGTAGTGGGTCAGTGGGATGCCATGAAGCTGCCGTGGCCATCGCAGAGGCGAGAGCATGATCCCCCCTGACGCCCCCAGCGTCGCGGGTGGGGTGGAGCGGTGTCCCCATGGCTTTCCGCTGCTGATCGTGTGTCCTGATTGCGAACCCGGTAGCGTTCCGTCCGATGCGCAGATGCAGAGGCTGCGGGACCGCATACGCGATCAGAAGATGGTGTCACAATGACCGCCCCGAGAGCGGCCGGCGCGGGAGGCGGTAGGCCTATGACACGCGCAGAAGCGCAGAAAGCCGGGACGGCAACCTACTTCACCGGCAAGCCCTGCAAGAATGGCCACATAGCACCCCGCTATACATCCAACTGCACATGCATGCGGTGCGACGAGGCGCGTTGGTGCGATCGGGTGTTGAAGTGACCCTCTTCCCCGACCTCCCCGAGCAATCGCCCCCGGCCACGCTCTACACCGATCGGCACACGCTGGAGATGTGCAGCCGGTGCGGTGGGACGGGTCGCGTGGAGTGCTGGTATCCCAAGTGGTATGATGTCGCCCTATTTTGGGACCCTACTTGCCGAGCCTGCGAGGGCGCCGGCCGCATCATCAGGTGCGTGGGGGACGTGCGCGATGCTTGACCTCCCCCGCCTCCTGACCGTCGAGGCCGCAGCCGAACAACTGGACTGCCACCCCGAGACAATTCGGCGCGCCATTCGCACACACAGGCTGGCTTGCTATCGGCTGAACGGCTGTATCAGGATAGCGCCGGCGCACCTGTCAGCCTACCTGGAAACCCATCTATGCCCCGCCCACGCCCAACCGGCCCCAAGCTCGAATTGCGCCGAGGCCTCTACGGCGTCGTCTGGTGGGATGGAGACACCCGCCGCCGCACTTCGACAGGAACGGCGAATCCAACGCGCGCTAGACAGTTCCTCGCGGACTTTGAGGCCAGCCTTGAGCGTCGTCCCACAGAGCTAACCGTTGCCGAGGCCCTGACCCGCTACACGACAGCGCGAGAAGGCAAGGTGATGGCCCACACCAGGTTGCTGGAAGCCGCAAAGCCTCTCACCGCCGCGCTTGGCGCGCTCCGGGTCGACCAGGTGACGCAGGCCCGGTGGGACCGCTACGCCGTTGAGCGAGTCACCAAGCCGCGACCCAACGCCAAGGACCACAAGCCGCGGCCCGTCGCGCCAGGCACGCTGCGGCGAGAGTTCAACACGCTTCGGGCCGCGCTCAGGAAGGCTTGGGCAGACGGGTTCCTGCTTCGGCCTCCCCAACTTGAGACGCCGGCAGATAGCCAGCCGCGGGACCGATACCTCACGAAAGACGAAGCTCGGAAACTGCTGGAATGTGCGACCGGCCACGTCCGCGTGTTCACCGCGCTGGCTTTGTTCACGGGGGCGCGCCGCACGTCAATCCTAACCCTCACGTGGGATCGAGTGGATCTGGACCGCGGTATCGTCAATTTCCAGGAACCGGGCCGCACCCTGACCAAGAAGCGCCGCGCCGTGGTGCCGATGACGACGCAGCTCCGCGCCGTGCTGGCCGCAGCAAAGCAGGACCGCATCCCGGAGTGCGATTACGTGGTGGCCTGGCAGGGCAAGCCGGTGCCGTTCGGCCTTCGGTGGTCGTTTGCAAAGCTGTGCGTCGCGGCCGGGCTAACCTGGAAACCGACGCCGCATCACATGAAACACTCGGTCGCCTCATTCATGGCCATGGACCGCGTTCCGATCGACCAAGCCGCCGACTGGCTGGCCACAGACCCCGCCACGCTGCGCCGAACCTACCGCCATTTTGACCCGACTTACCTGCGATCGGTTGCATCCAGTCTGGACCTGTAG